TTTTTGAAATAACAGTATCTAATACAGTTTGATATATATTTCTAAAAATATTTTTCATATTTTCTAATAATGAATTACCTTGTCTTATTCCATCTAAAAATGTTGTACTAATTGTATTTGAAATTAATTTTGCTTCAATACCTGAATCTTCTAATAAATCTCTATATGTTGTTTGAGCAGCATTAAGTTTAGCTTGATCAATAATCATTCTTCTATTTGTGAACATAATTCGCTCATTTAAAGACATCAAATCTTTTGCTTTTTTATCTGCTTTTATTTTATCATCACGAGCCATATCTAATCTAGGATTTGGCATATCTGCAAATTTTCTTGTTGCTGATGTTCTTTTTTCCATATTAATACCACTAAAATAACCTTTTTGCTCTTTAGTGAGTTTTGTATAACTTGATGCTAACCCGTCTATTTCATTTTTTAAATCTTGAGCTGCTTTTTTTGCAGCTTCTGAAGTGCCAGGAAATATAGTTAATTTAGAAATAAATTCAAGAACGGCTATTTTTGCTCTTTTAAATTTTTCAACTAAAAAATTTCCTATTGCTTTTCCAATTTTTATTATTTCATCATAAAATACAATAAATACAGTAACTGCAACTTGAATAGCCGTTACAAGAAGACCTATTGGGTTGGCTCTCATAGCGAGGTTTAAACCATGCATAGTAAATGTAGTTATTTTAATTTTGCTTGCTAATAAAACAAATTGTGCAGCAACACCTGCAATAAATGTTCCTAATTTTAATCCAATAAATATTTTAAATGCTGTAGTTATATTATCAATATTTGTAGCTACAAATCTAATTCCGTTTTCAATACTTTTAAAAGCTTTTGCTAAATTTTCCCCTATAGTTTTAGCTAATTCTTTTAATGCATGATCATTTTCTTTAAAATTACCAACCAAATCAATTACTTGTTGTTTTACACCCGCAAATAAAGGTTGAGCAGCGGCTTGTCTAAATCTAAAATAAGCATCTTCAACAAATGAAACTTGTGCTTCTAATGTAGATTCAAAGTCTTTTGTTGCTCTAGAAAATTGACCACCATTAGCAAATACTTCAAAAAATTTCTTTTTAGTTTCTTCAACCGATACTTTAGCACCAGCTTCAAAACCTAACATTGCTCTAACACCTCTTTCTCTGAATACATCAGCGGCAGCAATACCACCAGCAAATGCTCTTTGAATTTGTTCAGCAGTTTGTCTAAAATCTAATCCTGTAGCTGCAGCAACATTACCAGTTACTTCTAATATTTTTGCTAATTCGCCAGCATCTTTAGATATAACGGCTAGGTTACCAGATCCTGCGGCAATAGCTTCTAGTGAAAAAGGTACTTTACTAGCAAACTTATTCATTTCAGCAAATGCTTTAGATCCCTCTGATACTGAATTAAATAACAGTTTAAATCTTACTTCTAATGATTCAGTAAGTCTACCTGCAGCAAATGTATCTTTAATAAATTTACCAATACCAAAAGTTACAGCAGCTAATGATGCAGCAACACCAACTTTTAAAGTTGTTCCTAGTGCTGCAAAAGTTGCTCTTGATTTAGCAGCTGCAGTTTGTAATTGTTTTAATCTTGTTGAAGCTATTTGAGCATTTCTTCCTAATTTATTTAAACCGGATTGTAATTGGTTTACTCCGTTCTGTCCCTTAACATTAGTAATTATATCTAATTTTACAGCCATTTTTCCTTATCCGTTAGTTATTTCCACAGTAACGTCATCAAAGTATTTTCTAAAAGCAGCCTCTATAAATTTAGTAGGTGCTTGTTGTGAATGCCCATTGTTAAGGAATTCTATATATGTTGTACCATTTGTAACAATAATTTTATTTGGTTTGTCTTTTGGAACCAATAAATTTATATTAGATGTTGCAGGTGCAGTTTTTTGATTATTATATGTTTCAGTGTATCCAATATACCAGCTATTTCTAGCTTGTCCAGTGTCAACTGGAGTTGTTAATTTTACTTCAGCAAAAGCTTTTAATGCTCTTGATCTAAGTTCCTGTTCAATTGCTTTATTAATATCTTTTTGAAGATCTTTAGCAGCAGTTGTTAGACCAATCGTAGTTATTGCCATTATATTAATTTACCCTTGTTTATACCTTTTTTAATAATATATCTTTGTGTACCATTGGCACCAATATTTACTTCTTTTTTAAGGTTTCTAGATAATTCTTTTTGTTTTAAATTTTTTTTGGCAATATTACTATATTCAGTTAATTTTTTAATATCTCTCATAATTGCCTTTCAAGTGGGCAGTTTACACCGCCCTACTATTAATCAGATCTTTTAGCTATACTTTTTAATTTATTAAAGCCAGCTTCTAATTTTATATCTTTTTGTTCTTTATTATTTTCCATTATTCTTAACGAAGGAAATAAATCTTTTACTTTAAGAGGTTTAGTACCTTGATAAGTAGTTTGCGCTAATATAGCAGATCTATGATCATCTCTCCAACCGTATGGTCTTGTTCCAAAATATTTAATCCAGCCCATATATTCTTTACTGGACATATTATAAATAACATCTAATGTAACACCTAATTGATGAGCTAATTCATATTCTGCTAGCTCTTCTTCCCCAATTCACCACCTTTATCATCTGATGCAGCTAAACCATTATATACAAGAATTTCTTGTGATAATTCAGTTAATGCTTTAATTGGAAAGTTTTCAAAGTCAGTATCTTTCATTTCTTCAGCACCTACAACAGTTTGTTTAAAAATAGCACTTAAGGTTTTTAAACCAGCAACATCATCAGTTTTATTTACATCTAAAACTTTTTGTAAATCTTTAATACCTTTAACTGTCAGTTGTTTGATTTCCACTTCCTGTTTCAGAAATGGTATTTTTTTCGTTATCTCTATTATCTTTATGTGTTTCATCTTTTATTTCCTCTAAAGGTTTTATATATAAATGTTTATTATTCGATTCAAAGTCTTCCATTATTTTTCTAATTTTATGTAACACATCTAGTGTTTCAAAGACTTCTTGTTTATTATCTACATCTTTTAATCTATCATAAGTTTTTCTTATGGATGTATCTATAGATTTTTTTATGTGTAAAGAAGTTATTCTTAATACATAATATTTATTAAATGGTTTATTGTCCATGATTTTTATCCTATACAATTTAATTAAGCTGGGCAATTAAGCCCAGCCTAAAATTTTTTATTATGCGTCAGCAAACGGACCAGTATAGTCAGTTGAAGTACTCAAAGTCAAAGTTGCCTGATTTGAATCAGTCAAATTTGGAGCCACTTCAAAAGAAGCTATTTGTCCTTTTACGTAAAATGCAGCATTATCACCAGTAGATGCGTTTTTAACATCTAGTTGAAATACATATGTTAATCCATCTTGAACTAACGCTTGAATTGGATTATGCACACTTGGTACATAATTAAGCGTAAATTCTAAAGTTGGAGCATCAGATTGTCCTTGGATTTGTCCACTTACAGATTGTCCGTAGTTTGGTACGTTAACAATGTTAGCGGGTTTACCAAATGAAGGAAATTCTCTGATGTTAGTAACTTCAGTATTACCTGCAAAATCTCCACCACCAGCTATAAAAGCTTGGTGTGTTGAATCACTTGTTGGTAATGTGTAGCTACTATCAGCTTTGTATTTTAGTTTTGTGAAAATACCAGCACCTATATTCGAAATTAGAGCCATTTTTGTTTTCTTCCTTTATATTATTTTTGGTTAAATTGATTTGAAATTAACAGTATAATTCACGTTAAATAAACCTGAATCTTTTGTATCAATTCCAATGTTTGTTATAAAGCTATTAGTTGTTTGTAGATATCCAGAGATTACTTCTTGATCTAATAAAGTTTTTAATATATCAGCAATTTCATATGCACGTTTCATACCTTGTCCACTAGGAACAAATATTTGACATACAATTTGACCATTTGCTATTACATCTTTAAAAGCTAATTCTGAAGAAAATGGTAATACAGAAACCCGTATCCATTCATCAGCATCTATTTCCCCTTGATAATTCGCAGGAAAAGCTTTTATATTATTAGATGTCCAAGCGGTAGAAGCGAATAAACCTTCAACAGCTGTTAATAATTGAGATATTGTAGCCATTATGATTCCCTTCCAACAATTAAATTGATAACATAATTATTATCTTCAAAACTATTTATTTTCCAATTTTTACCTCTAAGTACAACAATGTCGTAATTATCGATATTTTTAGAATCTAAATTAGCTGAGTCGATCATTATTTTACATTCTAACCTAGGCTTATCATCATTAGTTCTATATTGACTTTCAATTACAGCTTTAACAGTAATTGGTGCATCAGTATTTTCACTAATAGATTGTGTAGCAAAATTATAACCATCTACTTTATTATTTGTAAATGTTATATCTTCAGCTATATCACCTATAGTATCAAATGCCATTTTTACATTATCTTGTATAAGTTTGTGGTAACCCATCAGGCACCTCCACTTACTTTAACTCCCCTACTACTAG